GGCAATAGAAAAGATTGACCCAACTACTGGTGAGGTTTTAGGAAAATATCCTTCTTTGAAACTTTGTTGCAAGGAAAATAAAATAACCCACACTACTTTATACCTTCATATAAGAAAAAACCCAAACCAACCTATAAATGGTTATATCTATAAATTTGCTGTTTATGAGAAAAATTGCCGAATGTGTGGAATAAAACAAACTAAATCAAACTCTAGCTATACAGTAGCCTATAATGACAATATATACTTTACACCAAATTGTAAAAAATGCACTAACCAAAAAAGAAGAAAAGCTAAGATTAATAATTAATTATATTTTTATAGAGATTAGCCTGCTAAATGTAGGTGAACCTAGCTAGAGGGGTTCTTAAAGTCACCATAAGAGGTAACTCTAGCCATTTTTTAAAAAGGGCAAAATATGTGTAACCATAGTTATAAATTAGAATCATATTTATTAGAGACCTATTGGAAATGTCAAAAGTGCGGTAAAAGAGTATACCTGAAAGAGCCAAAATGATATTTGAATACTTAAAGAAGAACAGACTTGAACCAGTAGAAGAACTTAAAAAGGTTTTTGACGATATTGAGCTTTGGTTGGGAGGTCATAGATATGAGTGATTTTGAGATAAAAGAAAATACATTACAAGTTATAGCTTCGGTGTATGCCTTTAATGTATTTATTCTATGGATGCTAGTATTTTTTATTATAGGGAGTGTATAAAATGAATAAACTAAGCCCTAAACAAGAAAAATTTGTACAAGAGTATATAAAAAGTGGTAATGCTACTCAGAGCTATTTAGATGCAGGCTATGGAACTAAATCACCCGAAGTAGGTGCTAGTCAGTTATTAAGAAATATTAAGGTTAAAGAACGATTAGAAGAGCTTAAAAAAGTATCTACAAATAAGTTTATAATAGATAAAGAATTTCTAACCGAAAAATACCTAGAAATACACAATTTAGCCTTAGATGGTAATATAAATGTTTCTAAAGGTGCTTTAGATTCACTTGCTAGAATGTACGGAGTAAACGAACCTGAAAAGCTAGATGTTAACAATAACTTTCAAGGCTTTAAAATAGTATTAGATGAAGGAGATTAAGCTATTCAAAAAGCAGATTGAAGCCTATAAATACCTACAAGATGATAAAACGAACGAGATTTTATATGGTGGTGGTGCTAGGGGTGGGAAATCTTGGTTAGGCAATCTTTGGGTAATGCTAGAGACCTTTAACAAGCCTAAAAGCTCCTGGTTAATTGCTAGAGCAACTTTTTCTGATTTGCGTGATACTACTATGCAGACCTTTTTCAAGGTTCTTTCAACCTATGGAGTGAGTGAGTTCTTTAAACACGATGCACAAAAGAATATAACCACTAATATAAAGACTGGTGCTCAAATCAAGTGGAGGGAAATAGGTTGGTTTCCTAGTGACCCTGAATATGATAGAATCGGTTCTAATGACCTTACAGGTGCTTTTATAGATGAATGTCAACAAGTAAGAAAAAAGGCTTTAGATGTTTTAAAAGCTAGGTTTTCAGAGTTAGAGGGTGATGGTTGGAAAACAATACCTAAAGTCTTTATGAGTTGTAACCCTGCTAAAAATTGGATTATGTCAGACTTCGTAAAGCCATACGATGAAGACCGATTAGAGGGTGACAAAGCCTTTATTCGTTCTTTGGTAACTGATAACCCTCATGTACCACAAAGCTACATAGACAACCTTAAAAAAGGCGATAAGGTAACCGTAGAGCGTTTGTTATATGGCAACTTCTATTATGACGATGACCCCTCTAAGCTGATTGAATATGAAAAAATCCTAGACCTTTGGAATAATGACTTTGTTGAGAGTGGTAGAAAATATATCACCTGCGATATAGCTACTAAAGGGAGTGATAGGTTTGTTTTAATCGTTTGGAGTGGTTTTAGAGTCATTCACATTGAAGCTATTGAGAAGAATACTGGTAAGGATGCAGTAGATAAGATACAAGAATTATCTAAAAGGTTTCAAGTGCCAAATTCTAATATTGTTTACGATGCTGATGGAGTTGGAGCAGGTCTAAGTGGTTTTATTAGAGGTTCACACGAATTTAACAATGGATCAAAAGCTAAGAACGGAGAGAATTACAACCATATTAAATCTCAGGTCTATTTTAAGATGGCTGAGGCTATTAATGAGGGTTTGGTATATATTGGCGTGGAAGATCACAAAGAACTCATTACAGAGGAGTTAGAGCAAGTTAAAAGGGATAAGGTAGACCAAGATGGTAAGTTATGCCTATTACCTAAAAAGGAAGTCAAAGAGCGTATAGGTAGATCACCTGACTTTTCAGATGCTTTAGCAATGAGGTGGTATTTTGAGCTAACAAGTGGTATTCAAGGGATTCAAGCCAATTTCTTCTAGTTGTTCAATCACTAGACAAAATGCTATATTTATTACATAACTTTGCAAAGGTTTTTTAATATGGCAGAAAACAATAAAAATGCTAACTATGATATTCACCCTTACCAAACGAATAACTGGGTGAATGCAAGTCTAGAAGGTAACAAATACACCTTTTTGCTAGACTCTAGATATGGTACAGGTGCTTACCAAAACGGAAAATATTTAATTCCTCATAAACGAGAAAATCAAAATGACTACGATATAAGAAGGTCAAAGTCAGCTTACAATAACCAATACCAAGCTATTCTAAATGCTCACTATAAACCCATTTTCAAGAATGAAGCTAAAAGGGTAATAAATGAAGATACACCACAAAGCTATTTAGACCTATACCAAGCCTTTTTAAATAATGCAGATGGTAAGGGCAATTCACTTCAAAAGTTAATGGAGAGGTCAGCAGGAGACACCAAGAACTTAGGTGCTTCCTTTTTAGTGGTTAATAATGAGGTTGATATTGATAGTTCTATTGAAGATGTAATCAATAATCGTTCAGGGGTTCCCTATGCTTTTGTTGTTACTCCTGATGTAGTTTACCAATATGAGACCGATTCTTTTGGTAATTTGACTGCTTTAGAGTGGTACCAACAAGATGGTTCAGAGATTTATGATAGATTTGGTTATACAACTGCTTCAACTTCAGGTTTTCCTACTAGTCCAAATGATACTTTTAGTGAAAGCTATCAACAAATTATCGTAGGGGTTGACCTAGAATCTTGGTATATCGTAGAAGATGGACAAAAGAAAGTTTTAGCTCCTAACACTATTGATATGCTCCCAGTGGTTAGGTTGGTAGAAGATGAAAGCGATGATATTATACCTATGCCCTCACTTTATGGGGTTGCTAGGATGCAGAATAGACTTTTCAATCTAGGTTCCATTATTACAGATATTGCAGATAACCAAGCCTTTTCAATTTTCACCTATCCACAGTTCCCTAATAGTGGTTTAGAGTATGGAGTAAATAAAGGTATAGGCTACCCTGCTGATAGCTCTAACAAGCCTGAGTTTATTTCACCTGATGCTAGTCAATTAAAGACCTTAATGGATTTAGAGTCTAGCTTAGTCAATATGATGTACCAGGCAGGTGTAGTAAGTCACCTTCAAAGGTTCCAACAGTCGGCAGAGTCTAAGGAGATTGACCGAGCTAGGCTAAATGATCTTTTAGGGACTTATAAGTATCAGATAGAGCAAGCAGAAGAAAAGCTAATGACCATATTTGGTGAGTATGTAGGCTATGACTATGACTATATTGTGCTTTATTCTGAGGACTTCGGTGTATCAACTCTAACAGAGAGAATAGATAGATTTAATAGCTTAGATGCTACTAAAATCAGTTCAACTCTATATACTAAGTTAGAACAGGATTTAGCAGAGGCAATGCTAAAATTTGGTGATGAAGAAGAAAAGGACCAATTTTTAGAAGATATAGCTCAAGAGAGAGAACAAGCTCAAAGGCAACTAGAAATAGAGACTCAATTCTAACTTTTTAGGGGATTTGTAAAAGAATCCTCTTTTTTATTGATTAAAATAATAATTATTTGTTATATTAAGAGAGAGCTAAAAAAGGAAGGTTACAAAATGAATTTACCAAATAAAATAATGCAAACGATGTATCACACACCTTCAAGATCAGAGGTATTTGTGATTCACCAACATGAAGATGGTACATTTGCAATTGTAGATGATAAAGAAATTACTTATGTACCAAAAGAATCCATAGTAAAACATCACTGGCAAGATTTAGCATTTTAGGAGGCAGGGAAATGAAGATAACACTAAAAGCACACATACCAGAGCATCGTGAAATAGCTAAGATGTTTGTGGGACAATTGGCAGAGTATCAATTACTATCAGTCCTAAAAGGTGAATTAATTGGAATTAAAACACACACACTGAATAGATTTTTAGTTGATTCAACACTGACAAAGCAAATCACCATAGACACCTCAGAAGCAGAGATGGACTTGCGTTTGGCGATTGGTACTGAGATTGAGTTTATAGTTACTAATCACACTTGGCACTCACCTTTTGGTATAACTTGGGATAGCGGTTCAAGATATTTTACTGATAATTTTAAAGAACCTAATCATTGGGACACCCAACTATCCACAGACTACTTAGATAGAATCGGAGTAACTATTGAGGAGGCAGGGGAATGAAGATAACACTAAAAGCAAATAACGAGATTCACAGGCAAATTGCTAAGATGTTTGTGGGCATTTGGGTTGGATTTCCAACGAATAACATTAAGGGTTTATTTCAATTTGTAGATAGGGATTATTTCCTAATTAGTGGTGAGATGTTTGACGAAATCACCATAGACCTCTCAGAGGCAGAAATGGACTTGCGTTTGGCGATTGGTACTAGAATAGAATTTCTAGGGTATGGTGTATTATTAGCTTGTGATGATGTTTGGGGGTACTTTGACAGAGAGTTTGAGGAAACTTGTTTGCTTAGGAATCTTAAACTATCCACAGACTACTTAGATAGAATCGGAGTGGAGGTAGAAGAATGAGTGATTTAACTAAAGTGTTAGAAGCAGTTAGAAACTCTAAATTAGAATTAGATGCTGAGTTTTGGAGAAAACAAAATCAACAAATATGTGAAAATCAAGAAAGGTTCTTACACGAGCAGAGACTAATCACACCTACTTATGAAGTAATGAATAGATATTTTGATATATAATCAAGGAGGCAGGGGAATGAATATACTTGAATTTATTGCTATGCAAATATTACTTATCATTATTTTTCTAAATTTACCTTTATGATTAGAGGAGGTTGAATTAAGGCTCTTTTTTTTGTATAATGTCAATAGAGCCTAGCAACTCAATTAAATTTTTCTAATAGGTCGGTCAGTCCGTTAATGAACAAGGGTTCTACGCTAGGCTCCCTTTGTTCGCCTATTGGAGTTTTATTATGGAAATATGGAAAGATATTAAAGGTTACGAAGGTCAGTATCAAGTCTCTAACTTAGGTATGGTGAGATCTATAACAAGAAAAACCAATTATGGAAACAATCACAACGGATCTTACAAAGGTGTATTATTAAAGCCTCAAAATAATCATGGAGGTTACTTACAAGTAAAATTAAGCAATGGAAAAAATAAAAGCAAAACAAAAACAATACATAGATTAGTGGCTATGACTTTTATTGATAATCCATTAAAAAAGCCTTGTGTTAACCATATAAACGAGATTAAAACAGATAATAGGGTTGAAAACTTAGAGTGGTGTACCCAAAAAGAGAACATGAATCATGGCACAATTAGGAAAAGGTTGTCAATTTTGAGAACTAACAATAAAAAAGTTAGCTTAAAGGTTGGAAGGTTTGATTTAGAAGGTAATTTATTGGAGGAATATCCATCTATGGGTGAGGCTCAAAGAAATGGGTATTATGCTACCAATATATCTCAGGTTTGCAAAGGAAAAAGAAGTACTCACGGTGGTTATATATGGAAGGTTTTAAATTAGAGTATGTTAAATAAAAGCGTAAACCAAGAAATATCTAGTCTAGTCCGTACTTTTGATATAAAGTATGGTAAAGCTGTTGCTCCCTTTATACCTTGGCTATTGGATAACCTAAAGAAGCTAGGTAAAAGGACTATAAAGCAAATTATTGATAAAGGGTGGTCTAAGTTTGATATTGAACCAAAAATAGCTAACTCAGTTATAGATAATGCAATAGAAGGTGCAATAATTAAGGCTAAATCTAAAGACCCAGATGTTATTATAGATGAAAGAGCTTTAAAGAGTGCTATTGTTAATGTGGCTTGGGCTTCTGATCAAATAGACTTAAAAAACAGGAATAGAAGAGCAGATACCAAAACTAGGCGATATATGGCAAATGCTATAAAGGTTAATCTAGAATATACTGCAAACTATAATGATAACATAAAAAAGATCAATGCTCATATTCGTTCAAGTGGTCAGGTAGATGAACAATTTTTGCGTAAAAGAGTACGCAGAATGACCCAAGATATTAGATCACTTGGATTTACTAAAGATTATGAAAAAGATTTAAGAGCTTTAGAACTTGAAATAAAAGATTTAGCCGAGATGAATTACCCTAGCTCAGAAACTAAAAGAGCTTATCAAAGGTTTATTAAGTCGGTTAGAGGTAAGAACCTAGAGAGCTTTGAGAAGTCGGTTGAGAACATGGTTAAAACCAAAGCTAGGTATATATCAAGGAGAATAGCTAGAACAGAGACTGCTAGAAGTCAGCTAGATACATTTTTAGCAATGAGTCAATTTGACGAAGATGTAACTGCTTACCGATGGAGATTAGATGCAAGCCACAATATAACTGATATTTGTGA